GTCATCTAATGACTACGACAAGTGACCGAGAAGACATCAAAATGCTCATAAATCGTAAGTCACCCTACGTTGACTATAACCTTTTTGGAACGGTTACAGGGCGTCTGACGACCAATAGAACAAGCAATCCAATCCTTACCTTGAAGTCCAAGTTCCGAGAACTAATCAAGCCAACAAACGACTGGTTTGTCTCTCTTGACTACAATGGAGCGGAGATCCGAACATTCTTGGCTCTGTCTGGACACCAGCAGCCACAGGAAGACATTCACCACTGGAACATGCGGCATCTTTATGCTAGCACACCTGTCGATCGTGACGAAGCCAAGGTAATGTTCTTCTCGGCGTTCTACAACAACAACGACATGTCTCTCAATGGTTCCGTCTACAACCGAGACAAGGTTCTGAACGAGAGTTACAAGGATAATAAGGTTACTACTCCATTTGGGAGGGAGATTGAGGTGGATGAGAGACGAGCGTTCAACTATCTCATTCAGAGCACGACAGCAGATCTCACACTTGACCGCGCTGTTGAGTTGGATAAGGCTTTGAGAGGCACAAAGTCACACGTTGCGTTCATTGTTCACGACGAAATCGTTCTGGATCTACACGACGAAGACAAACACCTTGTTCCGCAACTAAAAGAAATCTTCCAGAACAACAAACTTGGTAGTTTTATGGCAAATGTGAAGGCTGGAAAGAACTATGGGAAACTTAAGGAATTGAAATTATGATTTCGCTGATAGGCATAGGCGAAGCAGGCTGTAATGTGGTCTCTCTGTTTGAGGATCATAAAGAATATAATTGTTTTTTGTTCTCGGAAGGTCAGGAGAACACAAAGTACACCAGAAAGCTACCAAGAGTAGCAAAAGCAGAGGATTGTGAGGAAGAGGCACCTACACTATCCTCTTATAAGACGAAAGAAGCGATACAAGACAGGGTTCAAGTGTTTCTTTGCGGGTCATCATTCTCAGCAAACTACACACTTGCTATTCTACAGCAGATAAGAGACAAGAAGATAGACATTTTCTACATTAGACCGGACGTAGACCTACTGATTGGAGAGTTACGGCTGCAAGAGAGAGCAATTTTCGGCATTCTACAGGAGTATGCCCGCTCTGGATTGTTTAATAGTTTCACTATCTTCTCCAATCCAGCAATTGAGAAGACAATAGGCGAGATCCCAATAAAAAAATACTTTGAGGCTATTAACAAGAGCATTTATTACGCTGTTCACTACCTCAATGTGTTTGATCACACAACCCCGATCGTAGGCAACTTGACGAAGCCTTCAGAAGTGCAGAGAATCCGCTCTGTAGGCATGGTTTCGATAGACAAATTAAGTGAAAATTGGTATTACAAATTAGAGGAAGATCGCGACGTAGCGTACTATTTATGTATAGCCAGTAGCCGCTTGGAAACGGATGGAAAACTCCATTCCCGAGTGGTCGAGAGCCTAAAAAACAAACCCCGAAACGCATTCAAAAATGTGACTTATGGAATCTACGAGTCACCCTACGAAAGCGACTTCGGATTCTGCGTGGCTCACACAAACTTCATTCAAGGACAAAAAACCACTTGACAGCACAGGCTGATCACGTTACTTTATAACTTGAGCAAGGGGAAGCTCTCAGACATACCCCAAGAAAATACGCTTGACAGGACTTGGAGAGCGTGTTACATTCAGATGGTGAGGAACGCTCATCATACTATAGCCCAACACAAGGAGATTATTATGGGAATTAACATGGAACTAATGCGGAAGAAGCTAGCCGCACTTCGTGGAGAAGGAACTAGCGACAAGACCTCTGTCTGGTTCAAGCCAGACGAGGGTGACACGGACATCCGAATTGTCCCAACTGCGGATGGAGATCCGCTAAAGGAAGTCTTCTTCCACTACAACATTGAAGGACACCGCGCTGGTGTTATGTGTCCAAAGCGCAACTTCGGTGAGGCTTGTCCAATCTGTGAGTTTGCTTCAACACTCTGGCGTGATGGAACCGAGAATAACGACGAGGAGACCAAGAAGCTTGCAAAGTCTCTCTTTGTTCGCACTCGCTACTTCTCGCCCGTGATTGTTCGCGGTCTTGAGTCCGAGGGTGTAAAGGTCTATGGCTACGGCAAGACCGCTTACGAACTACTTCTCGGCTACATTCTTGACCCAGAATACGGCGACATTACTGATGTTAGTGAGGGCACCGACATTACAATCACTTACACCAAGCCAACACGTCCCGGTGCTTATCCACAGACCAACATGAAGATGCGCCGCAACACCAGCGGACTTCTTGATGACGCAGATGCAATCCCCGGTCTGCTACAGAACATGCCTGACATTGACGGACTTTTCACCCGTCACAGCACAGCAGAAGTTGAGACGATTCTCAACAACATGATGTCAAGTGATGGCTCTGCTGAGTCCCGCTCACGAGAGACCACCCAGTACAACAACAACCAGAAGTCAAGCGTCGATAAGGCTTTTGACGAACTAATGGCTGGCTAAAAGGAGGATAGTATGTCAAAAACAAAGCTAACTCTAGCTAAGCTAGACGCTTTAAAGAAGCGTTACAGCAGCGTAAATTTTGATAATTTAGAAATCGAATTTAGTACAAATGCGTTTTCTTCTTTTGTTCAAAATGATATAAACACTTTTTTAAGTGAAGAAAATCTTCAAGAAGCAGTAGAGTCTGGTGCAACAAATGCTGGTCCATTTACTCCAAGAATGATTGGATACTACTTTGGAATATCAGAAAACTCTGTACGTTACAAAATTGATGGTATACAAAAAGTTGAACTTGAAGGAGGAAAGCAGGGCTTTTTTATCAACGAAAGTCATAGAACTTTTGCTGATGTCGGAGTCACAAATCAGGATATTGGAGCTTTTTGGAATAAAAATTCCAGCCGCTTCAAAACGAAATCCAAAATGCCGTCTAAAGGTTCACCAAATGATGTTGGAAGACGCTTTGTGCGCCGCCAAACCCTTGAGAATTGGATTAAAGCTAACGAGCCCAATTATAGAGATCTTAAAATGTCTGATTTTGTAAAAGGAATGACATTTTATAACAGAGAAAGCGGAAAAGATATTCCTACTTTTTGTTGCTTTGACTTACATTCAATAAAGCAACGAAAGCTATTTGCAGTCTGATTTTGGTCAATCGCCCCCACCCCTAAAAAGGTGGGGGTTTTTGCTTGTTCTTTTGGTTGTTCTGTGTTATAATTACTGCTGGGCTTTGTCCCAAAATTAAAGAAAATAAAGAAAAGAAAATTAAATAAAAGGAGAACAATATGGCTAAAACAAAGGCTGGTCGTGTTTCTATGGACGACCTCCGTGCGATGATAAATAAAAAAGCAGGTCGTGATGTCGCACACGATCTAAGAGAAGATAACCCAACAGAAGTCAAAGAATGGATCCCCACAGGTTCACGCTGGCTTGATTCAATTATCTGTAAGGGTAAGTTGGGAGGAATCCCAGTTGGTAAGGTAACAGAACTTGCTGGACTTGAGGCAACAGGAAAGTCATTCCTTGCCGCACAGGTAGCAGCGAACGCACAGAAGATGGGAATCGGTGTCGTTTACTTTGATTCCGAGTCTGCAATTGACCCCACATTCTTGGAGAAAGCAGGCTGCGATCTGAGTTCCCTAATGTACATTCAGACACCTTCTGTAGAGTTTGTGCTTGAGACAATTGAAGACATTCTTGCGGCAGCCAGCGACAAGATGCTCTTCATTTGGGACTCTCTCGCATTCACGCCTTCTATCTCAGATGTAGAAGGAGACTTCAATCCGCAGTCTTCAGTTGCCACCAAGGCACGCATTCTTGCGAAGGGAATGTCTAAGTTGATTGTCCCGCTTGCTGATAAGCAGGCAACATTCCTTGTCCTCAATCAGTTGAAGACCAACATTCCACAGGGACCAATGGCTCGTCAGATTGCCATGACGACCCCCTACATTACTCCCGGTGGTAAGGCAATGCACTACTCCTACTCTCTACGCATCTGGCTCACAGGTCGCAAGAGTAAGAAAGCATTCGTTGACGACGAAAACGGATTCCGCATTGGGTCGGAGGTCAAGGTAAAACTTGAAAAGTCGCGCTTTGGAACACAGGGCAGAACTTGTGCCTTCCGCATTCTATGGGGAACCGACAAGATTGGTGTTCAGGATGAAGAGAGTTGGTTTGATGCTCTCAAAGGCTTTATGCAGGTTGCTGGCTCTTGGTACACCTTTGAGCACAAAGGTTACACCAAGAAGTTCCAGCCAAGCAAATGGGCTGAGATCCTAGAAAACGATCCTGAGTTCAAACAGCACGTCATGGATTTCATGGATGAAGTAGTTGTCCAGAAGTTTGATAAGCGCGAAGGCGAGGCATCTGATTTCTACGAAGTAGACAAAGCCTCTTGACAGCGAGCCTCCACCCTGTTAGATTATGGGGTGGAGGTAAACTATGAAGCGTGTGCTAGTTATTGACGCCCTCAACATGTTCTTGAGGGCGTTTATCGTTGATCCGAGTCTGTCTAATCACGGACAGCCGATTGGCGGAATCAAGGGATCTATGAAGATCCTACAGAAGTTGGTCCGAATGACCAAACCAAATGAGATTGTGATCTGCTGGGACGGACCAAATGGTTCTCAAAAGCGCAAGTCTCTTGACTCTGGCTATAAGGAAGGGCGAAAGCCTCTGCGTCTCAATCGCGCCGTTCACAATCTAACTGAGAACGAAGAACTACAGAACAAGTTGTGGCAGCAGATGCGAACGATTGAGTATTTCAATCAAATGCCGATCATTCAACTTGTTCTTGAAAGAGTGGAAGCAGACGACATTATCTCTTATGTGTGTGGCTCTCCGCATTACAAGGGTTGGCAGAAGGTAATCGTCTCCAACGACAAGGACTTTCTTCAATTGTGCAACGAAGAGACAGTAGTCTATCGCCCAACCACAGATAAGATTGAGACCAAGAAGACCGTTATTGAGTCTCTCGGCATTCACCCCACAAACATGGCTCTTGCTCGCGCTATGGTTGGCGACGCAAGCGATAACCTTCCGGGCGTCAGCCGTGTGGGTTTCAAGACGATTGCAGGTAAGTTGCCTTTTATGAGCGAAGAGCGAAGCGTGACGATTGACGAACTGCTCGATTACTGCGAGAACACAGACTCAAAACTCAAAGTCTATAAGAACATCCGAGAGTCAAAAAAAGTTATTGAGCACAACTACAAAATGATGCAGTTGTACTCTCCGCTTATCTCCGTTCAGGGCACACAGATTATCGATCACGCCCTCCAGAACTTTGAGTGCGACTTCAACAAGACCGAACTGCTGAAACTAATGATGGAAGACGGCTTTGGAGAACTAAACTGGGAAGAATTGAAGACATTTCTAAACCGAATTTCTAGGGAGTGTAACGATAAGTAGCACTATTTACTACCGAGGTGTGGTAAATGGAAGACCTTTATGAAATAGACGAAGACGCTCTTGAAGAGATTGCGTTAGATGAGAAAAGAAAAAAGAAGAAAAAGAAGAAGAAAGCAAAGCGTGACGCTTGCTACCACAAGGTTCGCGCTCGCTATGACGTGTGGCCTAGTGCTTATGCCTCTGGTGCTCTCGTCAAGTGCCGCAAAGTTGGTGCTAAAAACTGGGGCAATAAGTCTAAGAAGAACGAAGGTCTAGAACTAGACGACCATTTACTACAAATTATCGCAGAAGAGCACGCTGCTGTTCTAAGAGAGTTCAAAGAGCGCATTCCCGGCGGTCTTACTTCTGGAATGGAAGGCTCTATGGAGTCAATCCACCAGCAACTTGCCGATAGACACGGCGTTTCACTAGAACAGATCGAAGCCGAGATTGATAGAGGAATTGAGGTAGAACTAGAACACACAACAGACGAAGAGATAGCACACGAGATTGCTATAGATCATGTCTACGAAGATCCAGCCTACTACTCTAAACTCGGAACGATCGAGGAAGCAAAAAAAAAGAAAGCAGGTAGCGAATCAAGCAAAGAGTCCAATCTAAGAGACTGGTTCAAGCGCAAGGGCGCTCCCGGTAAGAAAGGCGGCTGGGTTGATTGCAACACTTGTCGTAAAGGAAAGTGCAAGCCTTGCGGTCGATCTGGAAAAGAAAAGCGCTCTAAGTATCCTTCTTGTCGCCCAACACCTTCAGCCTGCAAAGAGCGAGGTCGCGGCAAGTCTTGGGGCAAGAAGTCAAAAGCAGGAAAGAAATAATGAACATCCAACACACAATAAAGGAAGAACTAAGGCTCTTTCTTGAGGGCAAGGCAGAAGACCTTGTTGCAAAATTCCCAGAACTACAGCCCGCTTATGATGCTGGAATCAAGAACCCACAATACCTTCAGTGGATTCAGAAGCGTAGAGGTGATGAGCCAGTCGAGGACATTATTGGCGTCGTACAATCTTTTGACGCCGCAAAGCAGCGCCTGAAGGCAAAGAAGATGTCACCAGACATTTATGCCTACAAGACACCCGCCGTTCTTCGTCAGGCTTTAGAAGACCTTGGTGGCTCTAAGGGCGAAGAGCGCCGCCGTTTGAAAGACGAAGAAACAACTTATATTGGTGAGTTTGGTGACTGGGTTGTGGCTATGCCTCACACACGCGAAAGTTCGTGTCAGCTTGGTAAGGGCACCACTTGGTGTACCGCTGCAACACAATCACAAAACCTTTTCTTGTCTTATGTTGCTAGAAAAAGAAACAACATTGTCCTCTACTATGTTATCAAAAAAGGTGCAGATCCAAGACAAGATCCAACTTCAAAACTTTCAGTTGGCTTCGCTGGAGGAGAGCCCGTTTTCAGAGGAGACTACGGAGGAGTAACTGTAGACGCAGCCAATAATGGAATAGACTATGAAAAATACAAAGAGATCTTGGGAGATCAAGCATTACCTGCGCTTAGGGCTATGGAGGCACACGCAGACTCTATTGCAGGTAGACACCCAGCAAAGAAGCAAATAGAGAAGATTGCTAAAGATCCTGATGCTTTTGATAAAGCGATAGCAAATATGGGAGAAGGCGAGAAGCTTGACTTTATTGCAAATGTTGCCGAATACGAGCTAAGTCCAGAAGTTGCAAGAAAGATTGCTAGTGACGAGAATCACAAAATCAGAGCCCTAGTCGCCAAAAATTCCTCTACTCCACCAGAGGTGTTGCAGAAACTTGCTAGCGATGAAGAAACTTACATTAGAGTGTGGGTTGCTGGTAACTCCTCAACGCCGATGAAGACCATAATAAAACTTGCCGATGATGAGAAGGCTCGCGTCAGATCCGGGGTCGCTGGAAATGAAAATATACCACCTGAGTTGCTAGTAAAACTAGCTAATGATAAAGATTCTTATGTTAGACAAAGTGTTGCCGATAGAGATCACACGCCACCTGAAATACTAAGGAAACTTTCAGAAGATAAGCATATGGTTGTTAGAGGTTCGGTTGCCGCAAATCTCAACACACCGGTAGATGTCTTGGTAAAGCTTGCTGACGATACAGAGACTTACGTCATAAATGATCTTGTAGGTAATCCCAACTTACCACGAGAAATATTGTTCAAACTTGCAGATAGCGACGATAAATACAATAGACTCGGAGTTGCAACCAATGAGTCCACGCCGCCCGAATTGTTGTCTAAACTTGCAAATGATGAAGAATCATCCGTTAAAGAACAGGTTGCTAAAAACCCCCGTACACCGATAGAGGCTCTACTAAGGCTCGCCAACGATAAAGATTTTTATGTTCATAGCAAAGCCAAAAGGCACCCAACTTATCTTGCACATATGAAAGAGCAGGGAATGAATGAGTCTCTGTTTGATTCAAGAACTACTTATAGCGAGGGAAATACTATGAAACTTACCAGAACAGAACTACTAAGACTTGTCGAAGAGGTAGTTGAAGAATCACACACCAAAGCTGACGAAGAAAAACTAAAGAAGATTTCCAAGCAGTTGAAGAAATCTGTCAAGATGCATGGCGATCAATCTGATGCTATTGACGATATCATTGATCGTTCTGATGATGAAGAGTTAGAAGAAAGTTTTGATAATTATCCCGGCGCTCGCGTTGGCAGCGGAGGTCGTTCTGGGCATATTCATCCTGCTTCACATAGTAAGCCCGTAGAACCACGAAAACATCCTAAATGCCCTAGTGATTGGGAAGGTTGTATGAATAAAAATCTTTGGTGTCACGCAAAAACAGGCGAATATGTTGGTAATGCAAAAACAAATCTAGATTATACCGGCAGACCTATGGGTTCACATATGACTAGTTTCTGGGGTGACAATACTCCTTGCTACAAACTTATGCCAAAAAACGAGGCTTATCTTGAGCAGATTATCAGAGAAGAATACCAAGCTGTCCTCGCAGAAAAGAAAAAGAAGAAGTCTGAAAAAGATAAGATGAAATGTAACTCTCCTCGCCGCATCCGTAAAGGCGAAGCAGGTCACGGCAAAAAGAAATTTGTTGTCAAGGCTTGTGATGGCGGAACAGAGAAGATAATCCGTTATGGTGATGCCGGTCTAAAGATCAAGCGCAAGCAAAAGGGTCGTAGAAAGAATTTTCGCGCCCGCCACAACTGTGACAATCCCGGCTCCAAGTTGAAAGCACGCTACTGGTCCTGCAAGAACTGGTAGAATCAGAGTTAGGCATCGTCAAGAGCAAAAATAAAGTCTAACTCGCCTTGACTTTTTATCTGCGTGCGTTATATTTAGTAGTGCGAGACCTAGGAGCATTATGCTTGCACAGAAAGCCGACTTTGGAAGGTACGGAAAGTCCTTCCAAGAGGGGCTCGTTCAACTCATTTTTGAGGATCGACCCTTCGCAGATCAGATCACTGAGGTTCTAGACGTTGAGTTTCTAGAGCTTGAGTACCTTCGCACGTTTGTTGCGAAGATCGTAGAATACAGGACAAAGTACGGAAAGCATCCATCCACAAATGCGATGATTTCGGTGCTACGAACAGAACTTGACCGCGAATCAGAAGTAACACAGCAGCAGGTTCGTGATTATTATGCGAGAATCCACACTAACGAGATCTCCGACGATGTAGATTACATTAAAGAGACTTCACTTGACTTCTGCCGAAAGCAGAAACTCAAGGAAGCAATGATGAAGTCTGTTGGACTTCTACAGACCTGCTCTTTTGATGAGATCTCAAAGGTAATCAACGATGCGCTCAAGTTGGGTTCAGAGAACAACTTTGGTCACGACTTTATTGCGGACTTTGAAGAGCGCTACAAGCCAAAGTTCCGTTTACCAGTAACAACAGGATGGAACGAAATTGATAGAATTACAAGTGGCGGATTGGGTAGGAACGAATTGGGGGTGGTTATTGCTCCTACTGGCGCTGGGAAGTCAATGGCTTTGGTTCATTTGGGTTCTCAGGCAATCAAGGAAGGAAAGACAGTAGTCCACTACACCCTTGAGTTGCAGGACACAGTTGTTGCTTGTCGCTACGACTCCTGCATCACAAAGTATCCTCTATCTGATCTAGCCAACTTCAAGGACGAGATCTTTGAAGAGATCAAGGATCTTGACGGAACACTAATCGTCAAGGAATACCCAACCAAGTCAGCCTCAACGAACACCATCAAGGCACACCTTGCCCGTCTAGTAAAGAGGGGCATAGAGCCCGGTATGATTATCGTAGACTACGCAGATTTGCTACGTCCTGTCGTAGTCCGAAAAGAAAAACGGACGGAACTGGAGTCAATCTACGAGGAATTACGAGGACTTTCCAACGAGTTCAACTGCCCCATTTGGACTGCTTCTCAGACCAACCGCTCTGGACTCAACGCAGAGGTTGTGACTATGGAGCAGATCTCCGAGGCATTCAACAAGTGCTTCGTTGCTGACTTCATCTGCACTCTTTCACGAACGATCGAGGACAAGCAGAATAATAAGGCGAAGATGTTTATCGCCAAAAATCGTAACGGACCTGACGGTCTTGTCTACGATCTCTTCATGGACACTTCAAATGTGTGCATCAAGATGTTGCCCAAGCCAGTTGTTCCTTCTGGCGCAGGACCACAAATAGCCAGTAGCCCCGTTGTTACTAGCGCCAAGGAGCAAAAAGAGATTCTAAAGAACAAATACGACAAGTTCAGAAAAATAAGGAGTAACAGTAAATGAGAACACACATTCGTAGATTTAAACTATCAGACACATTCATAGAGCAGTACAAGGAACAGGAAGTTCCTTGGGGACCGCTTGGCTATGTAACATTCAAACGCACCTATGCCCGCCGTTTGAACGAGTTTGACGAGAACGCAAGCGGAACTGAAGAATGGTACCAGACCTGCCGTCGCGTTATTGAGGGCATGTTTGAGATGCAGAAACAGCACGTCTATCGTCTCGGTCTTGAATGGAACGACAACAAAGCACAGAAGACAGCAAAGGACGCCTACGATCGTCTATTCAATCTAAAGTGGACACCACCCGGTCGTGGTCTTTGGATGATGGGAACCAAGTTCGTAAACGAACGTACCGCTGCTGGTCTATTCAATTGCGCTTTCCGCTCAACCCGAGAACTCAACAGCAAGGGTGGTTATCTCTTTGCTTGGATGATGGACGCTCTTATGTTGGGTATTGGTGTTGGTTTCGACACACTTGGTGCAGGCTCACTAACAGTCCAGCAGCCAGAGTTCACAAACGAGAACTACGTCATTGACGATTCCCGCGAAGGCTGGGTCAATTCAGTCAAGATTCTTCTAAATGGCTTCCTCTTTGGCGCTAAAGTCCCCACTTTTGATTACTCCGCTATTCGTCCCTATGGTGCTCCAATCAACGGATTTGGTGGAACTTCTAGCGGTCACGGACCTCTCAAGGAACTACATGAGAGCCTAATCGAACTTTATACCCCACGCATCGGTCAGCCAATCACCTCCGTAGACATTGTAGACACAGAAAACCTAATCGGTCGCTGTGTGGTAGCGGGTAACGTTCGTCGTTCTGCTGCGTTGGCTCTTGGTAACCACGAAGACTTTGATTACCTACAGATGAAGAACGACTCTGAGAAGTTGGCTCACCATCGTTGGGGTTCAAACAACTCTTTCCACGCTATTGTTGGTCAGGACTACACTTGGCACGCAGAGCAGTCACAGAAGAACGGAGAGCCCGGCTACATTTGGCTGGACAACGCAAGAACCCGTGGTCGCTTTGCCGATCCTCCCCGTGACGACGATAAGAACGTTATGGGCTTCAACCCCTGCGTTGAGCAGCAGTTGGAAGACGCTGAGTTGTGCTGTCTTGTTGAGACCTTCCCAGCCAAGCACGAAACCTACGAGGATTACCTCGCAACACTCAAAATTGCCTACCTTTACGGCAAGACTGTTACTCTTGCAAACACCCATTGGGCTGAGACTAACGCAAAAATGTTAAAGAACCGCCGAATCGGTCTTTCTCAGTCTGGTGTTGTTCAGGCTTTCAACAAGTTTGGTCGTCGTAAGATGCTAAACTGGTGCGATGATGCTTATGAACATGTCCGTGAGTTGGATAAGCAATACTCTGATTGGCTCTGCATTCCGCAGTCTGTTAGAATGACTTCTATCAAGCCTTCAGGAACGGTTTCTCTTCTCAACGGCTCTACACCCGGAATCCACTACCCAGAGGATGAGTTCTACATTCGTCGCATTCGCTTTGCTGCCGACAGCGACATGCTACCAGCACTCAGAGAAGCAGGCTACAAGATTGAGCCAGACCACTACTCACCAAATACCATGTGTGTCGAGTTCCCTGTTCACGAAGAACATTTCATGAAAGGTAAGCGCGAGATCACAATGTGGGAACAGTTGGAGATCGCAGCGCAATACCAGCACTTCTGGGCTGATAACTCTGTGTCTATTACCGTCACCTTCAAGCCGGAAGAAGCAGCAGACATCAAGACTGCCCTTGAAATGTACGAAGGCAGACTCAAGGCTGTCTCATTCCTTCGCTACGAAGAAACCGGCTACGTTCAGGCACCTTACGAGCCTATCACCAGAGAGCAGTACGAAGAAATGTCCAAGAACATTACACCTGTTCAGCGTTTCTCAACTGACGAAGGTGGCGCAGGAACCAAGTTCTGTGATTCAGATCATTGTGAACTCTAGGAGGAAAAATGAAATTCAACCACTTGCTAAATGAAAGAGAGCGATTACAATTCTGTAAGAACAGAAACCTTGTTGTCTGTAAATGGAAGCCTGTCTCAGAAGGACAGGCAACCGCAGGCAACAATGTCTGCGTAAGTATGTTGTGCGAGGAATGTGGAGCAAGAACAGAAAAGTTCCTTCATTCCGAGGACTACAAAACCCACGAAAAACTCATTCTAAGCGAGGTAAATGATGTTTAAGCCAGTAAATCGCCACATTCTAGTGGATTACACTCCCCCACAGGAGAAGTCAGATTCAGGAATTCTTCTTCCTGACGACTACAAAGCCCCAGAACTCAATCACGTTGTTGTTGAGGTCTTGGGCGTTGCCGACGACGTGTCCTTCGGGTGCGAAAAAGGCAATAAAATTATCATAGACAAGAAGATGTTGGACGTTTTATCAATCGACCATTCTACTTATTACACAATTTTAGAGAATTATGTAATAGGAGTAATGGAATAAATGGATAAAGACTTTTACAACCAGTCGTCGGCTGCTAACCTAGGCTGGGACCCCACTTGGTTTGGGGAAAAACATTTTGACGACAAACTTGTAAGAGCAATCAAGAGGTTTCAGAAGTCCTATGGTCTCAAAGCCGACGGATTGTGTGGTCCTTCCACCTTCCGTCGCCTTTGGGTCGAGAGACAAGAAAACATTGACGACCATAAGCCCGAAGATCCTCACTATTCCAACTACATTGTTTACAATGGCGAGTTTACCCCCATCAAATGGGACAAACTTGTTCTATGGTCCGAGCGCGGTGGTCTTGCTGCCCGCTCAGGCACCTACTATGACTACACAGGCAGACCAAAGCGCGACGTTAAGTTGTTCGTCAACCACTGGGACGTGTGTTTGTCTTCCGCAATGTGCCAAAGAGTTCTAGATAAGCGCGGAATCTCCGTTCACTTCTTGATCGACAACGACGGCACAATCTATCAGACCCTCGATCTCCAACACGCTGCTTGGCACGCAGGCAACGTAAACCGCAAGTCTGTTGGTGTTGAGATCTCAAACGGCTACTACCCGAAATACCAGAAATCCTATGTGAAGAAAGGCTTTGGTGAGCGTCCAATCGTAGAAGGCGCTTGGGTTCACGGAGACGAGTTGGATCCGTTCCTTGGTTTCTACCCAATCCAGATAGAGGCACTCAAAGCACTATGGAGCGCAATCCACAGCGCTTGCGACGTTCCTTTTGAGACCCCAACAAATCAATTCGGTAAGACTTCTACAACTTACGAACAGAAATGGACTTACGGTAAGGAAAGAGGATTCGTCAGTCATTATCACGTCAACAAGAAGAAGACTGACTGTGCAGGGCTAGACATAAAAACTTTGCTATCTGAACTTGACGACTGAACTGTAATCTGTTACATTGTAAACATAACGGAGAACAAATGAAAAACGAAGTTGAGTTGATGGGAACCTACGGGAGTGATGAAACACACGCACTCTCGGCTTGGACTAGCACCAGCCGCCAGTTAGGTCCAAAGAAGCGTGCCCGAATGGGTAAGTTGCTTATGATGCTAGCAACCGAAGGTCATCACACGCCGTTCGAGAAGTCGTCTCTTCACTTTCTCGTGACGACCGACATTGCTACGCACATCCACCTACTCAAACACAGGATTGGTGTAAACATCAACGCAGAGTCGGCACGCTACAAGGAGTTCAAGGTTGATAAGTATCACCTACCCGTTGACTGGGACGAAGAAGAACGCGGCGAACTAGAAGCCTTTATCAAGGACGCCTACGACCGCTATCACAGGTGCATTGCTCGTTTAGAAGAGAAGGGCTATTCACGAAAGCGTGCGAAGGAAAGTGCTCGTCTTTACCTACCCTACGGCATTCAGATCACTTGCGACATTATGTTCAATTGGCGCTCTTTCGCTCATTTCCAGAAACTACGAAATGACGAACACGCCCAGTTGGAGGTTCGTGAGGTCGCAGCAGAAATGCTACGACTTGTAGAAGAGCAGGGCGACTTCTCTATGACGATTGAGGCTATGACCGCAGCAGGAATGCTTCCAGTCAAGGAGAACGAAGAATGAGTACAGATAACGTTTTTGTTATTGTAGACGGCGAACACACGCGCTACAATAAGAGACTGAAACATAGCACAATCAGGTTTGACCTGAATGACCCAAAACAAATGAAGAAAGCAAAGAACCTTGCTTTTGAAATTCTCAGCCAGATTGAGACTTACATCGATCTGTTTTGCGAAGAAGAAGGCGAGGAATAAACTAATTACAGCGGGAGAACAACAATGAAAGAAATACTAAACGAGTGGAAGGGCTTTATAAACGAAAGTTCAATCAGCCGTACCTACGAGCACATTCTAAACCACGACACAGCATTCTTGACTGCGTTTCGTGATAATCCAAAGGATAGAACAAAGTGCCGTCCAGACCACAGCAACGCTATGGAGAACTACGAGCGCAACCGCCAGATGAAGGCTGTTCTTTTACAGAAAGGCTATGGCGTCACTGACGTAGACGGCACTTATGTTGAGGACTTTGGAACTGACGCCGCAAAAGAGGTAAAGGAAGACTCATTCTTTGTTGTAAATCTCAAAGACGACCCGAACTTCAAGGCTTCTATCGCTGGTCTTGGAGAGCACTTTTGTCAGGATTCTGTCTTGTTCGTTCCCCGAGGCGGCGAAGAGTCTTACCTTATCGGCACTAACGACGCAGAGTTCCCCGGCTACGGCAAAGAAGAGGAAATGGGTAGTTTCCTTGGCGGCAAGGAAGGCGAGTTTATGACCCGCGTCGGCAAGTCCAAGCGACCAATCAAGTTCGCAGAAGGACTTGAGATCAAGAGCAAAATGCAGAACAATACAAAGTTCCTCATCTCACGCCTCGCAAAGCAGGTAATCAAGGAGATGAAGGGGGATAGTTGAACCCTTACTACGACGAAATCGTAGTTGGCTCTTCTCTCCGCGCCCTCTTGTTCGCAGCAGAACGGGACATTCCCGTGTTCTTCACAGAACCAGAGAAGCCGTTTGAGTTTGATTTCTTTGGACTATCTGTTGACCTGTCTAGTTGGGGTCTTCACAACGAACCTCAACTCTGGACTACACCCGACGGCGAACTAGCCACAGGTCAGCAAAAGATCGCTCTTTGGGAGCACTTGCTCTTTGTTCTCGGATTGAAAGGGCTTGTGCCTTTCTCTGATCTATGTTCTTCGATCCGTTTGGACGAAAACACCTTGACGGGCTACTCCGATTATGCTAAACTAAGGTCAATTGACTTCGGAGTTTGCTACTACTTTGACGAGCACGCAACCTACAATCTGCTTCCTTGCGAGAATAGACCAAAAACCTATCAAGTGTGGGATAGACTAGCCTTTTCAAGGGGCGGCAAGCACCACCTTGGCTTTATAGGGAGCGAAGACCACTTCTGTAATGAGATCTGGTTCTATCCAACTCACAGAATTGACGGCAATAACCCCGTAAAAGACGCCTGTGTGCTCTCAATTTTATCAGACGAACAGATTGGCGACTTTGATTTTTCAGAGACCATAGTGAGGATTACAGCCGTCAAGAAAATGAAGGATTTAGGACTAAGAGGACCAAAAAATGGATGGCAAGCAGACGGATCGAGAAAATACAGAAGTTTCAAGGTTGAAGCGCTCGATCGCCATAAATTCCTATCATCTCCTCCAATTTGGTTGGAGACAGATTCGATCAAAGTTCCGCAGATTTCTGAGGAAACACTTCTCCTACAACTCCCCGACATAGCGAGAGCCCACAAAAGAATTTTAGGACCATTATGGCTAAACACCTAGCAGGCATTATCCCATTAGCGAACTTCAAGGACAATTTCCAGTTGCCCTATGACTCGTTTATGCTTCCAATAGAGAACGACTTTACTCTTATCCAAAAGTCCGTGTTTGAGTGCGCTATGGCTGGTTGTTCTACAATCTGGATCGTAGCAAACGACGACCTCGCACCTATGGTAAAGAGACACGTAGGCGAGTGGGTCTATGATCCTGTCTATTTCTGGGACGACTACATAGACAACCGAATCGTCCAGCGCAGAACCCACATTCCAATCTATTATGTGCCTATTCTTCCAAAAGACCGAGAGAGACGCGATAGTTACGGGTGGTCTGCTCTGTTCGGAATGCATTCTGCTTGGTACACCTCTTACAGAATTTCAAAGTGGGTTGTTCCGAAGAAATACTTTGTTTCATTCCCACACGGAATGATGAACTTTTGGTCTATCCGAGAACACAGAAAAGATCTCTTCAACACCACAAAGAACTTTTTCTTTACTATTGAGGGTAAGACAGTAAAGGATAATTTACCAATCCCATTCACTATGCGCGGAGAAGACTTTATCCAGTGCCGCCGTTGGGTCAATAAACTGACGACAAAAGAATACGGACCTATGGGCGAAGGCGAAACTTGGAAAGACCTTCGCAAACTACCCCTGAAAGAACGCTGGTCTGCCCGCCACTTTGACCTCGCAACAATCTTTGAGAAGGTAAGCGAAGAAGACTGCTTCCGCCAAGAACTTGACTGGTTCTACGATCTCAGGGACTGGGACGGCTACCGCGCCTATCTCGCGTCAGATAATCTCGTGGGATCGCCCAACTGGCGCTTGACAAAACCACACAAACTGAATAGATTATGTGTGGAGGACGAGGAATGAAAGTCGGTGATTATGTAACAGATTCTTGGGGCAACAAAGGCTTCATTATGGAAGTTCCCGAGAACAACTCAAAAAGAACACAAGAAATTGTTTTTGTTGTCTGGACTTATCATAACTGGATGTTTGGAGAAAGAGTAAAGCGAGATCAATGGTGTAATAAAAGACAACTCAAACTACTATCGGAGGCATAATGAGCCATTATCATTCTTGTCCAAAATGTAATTCCAAGACCTTCTATCGCTATGTAGGTGGGTTCTATCCACAGCCGGGCTGCCTAAAATGTAATGTTTGGTTTGAGAAGCCAGCAGCAAGGAGGCATAATGAAAGTCGGTGATCTGGTTTGTCACAGAAACCATAAAGGCAGGCACGGCTTTATTACCCACACTATCACCTATTCTGGTGGAAAGATCAGGTGTCACAGAATTCTCTGGCTAGACCAACAGACTTTCCCTAGACTAGCGACCAATTTTGACGAAAGAAATCTTATTCTACTATCGGAGGCATAATGAAAGTCGGTGATCTGGTTATGACCTCCGACAAAAAGATCGGCGTCATAGTCGGAGAACAAAAGAAGAAATTTATGGTGGGCTATGTTGTAGAGGTAATGATCGAAGGGCAACTACACACCCTTCTAGCCCATAAACTCACCCTTCTCTCCGAGACCTAAAAAAAATAGGATCACCCCTAATGTAAATGCGATCGGATTCCGTTAATAACATTAGAACACTTAAGAAGGAGTTTCACAATGTTTAAGTTAATGTTTCTAATCGCTGGCATGAATGCCCCCATGACCGAGGTCGCACCAAAAGAGGACACTGGTTCAACAGAAAAGATCGAAATCCTACTAGAACAAGAGATGGATCGATTTGACCTTATTTCTGAGGAAGCCGACGAGGTTCTCACAGACGCAATCTTTATGGAAGAAATGAACTCCTACAAGTGCGTAGACTCTAGCGTAAGTGCTATCCACATGCTAGGACAATCTGCTGGAACTGAGTACAATCTAGTTCTAGAGTCAATCGACAGAAAGAACCTTGACTCAGCAGAGTTTCACCTAGACCAGTTGAACAAAGTTGTAGACAGAGCAGAAGACAAGTTGATTGAGGCAGAAGAGTGCCTTTTTGTCAACCAAGCAAACGCTAACTAAAATAACCAAATTCTTTCCGAGGGCAGCGCTCGTTTTGGGTGCTGCCCTCACTATTTATTCTTCGGCTCTGCCCTTGACAGGAGGGCGATCACCCGTTAGATTAGAGGGGTAAGGAGGGATTGTAATGAGAGTCGGTGATCTGGTAAGACACAGGGACTACCCTTGGTGCTTTGGTGTAGTTCTCTCTTTTGATGAGTTCGGGACTAACACCATCAGGTGGCTAACCACCGACACTCCCACAAGAAAAGGCGTGATTAGTAAACACAATTATCGGATTCTCAAACTACTATCGGAGGCAAAATAATGGAAAGAAAAGAAAGTAAAATCAAGTTTGTTGGGCTACACGCCCACAGCGTCGCTGGGTCTATCTTTGATGGGCTCGGCTTCCCACAGGACCACATGGAGTTCGCTTACTCCAACGGGTCTGATGCGCTTGCTCTGACCGACCACGGGAACATGAATGGTCTGTCTTATCAGGTGCTACACGCTAAGAAGATGAAGGCAGAAGGCAAGGACTTCAAGCCTATCTTTGGTTGCGAGGCTTACTTCATTCCATCTATTGATGAATGGAAGGATGAATACGAGCAGGCAATGCAGGATAAGAAGAAGGCACGCGAAGCCAAGAAGTCTGGTGCTTCTGCTGCCTCTGTTGAAGACGAAGGCGCGAGCAAGGGCAAAAGCAGCAACATTCTACGCCGCCGTCGCCATCTCGTTCTTCTTGCTCAGAACCAGAAGGGACTAAACAACCTCTTCAAACTTGTGTCCGAGAGTTACAAGGACGAGAACTTCTATCGTTATCCTCGAATGGACTACAAGATGCTCAAGGATCACAGCGAGGGCATTATTGCTTCCTCCGCTTGCCTTGGCGGCGTCTATGCTGGTAACTACTGGGAGAACCGAGAGGAAGGACCAGAGGCTGTGCTTGAGGCTATGCGAGAGACAACCCGCCAGATGGTGGACATCTTTGGTGATCGCTGGCACGGCGAGATTCAGTGGAACAATGTCCCAGAGCAGCACGAACTAAACAAGTTTGTTATTCAGGTTTGTGACGAGTTTGGTGTAAAGGTGATCTCGACCGCAGACTCGCACTACCCCAATCGTGATGCTTGGAAGGACCGAGAACTCTACAAGCGCTTGGGTTGGCTTGGTAAGGGTCGCCCGCAGTGGGCAGACACCGAGAGCGATCTGCCTGTCTCTGTTGACGAGATTGGTTACGAACTCTATCCCAAGAATGGTGACGAGATGTGGGAGTCCTACAGGCACTACTCTAAGTTGTGTAATACTGACTACGATGACGACCTTGTGTTGCGTTCTATTGAAGAGACACACCGAATCGCGTTTGATCGCATTGAGAACTTCCTTCCAGATAACACTGTTCGCCTTCCTTCATTCGTTGTGCCCGCAGGACACACCGCAACTGAGGCGCTAATCAACTTCTCACTTGAAGGTCTGCGTAAGTTGGGTCTTGCCGACAACAAGCAGTACCTTGCGAGACTAAAAGAAGAACTCCACGTCATTGACGACCGAGGCTTCTCAAAGTATTTCTTGACTATGAAGGCAATCGTAGACGTTACAGACACAATGATGCTTGCAGGTCCCGGTCGTGGTTCTGCCGCTGGTTCACTTGTTGCCTATGCTCTTGGGATCACACAGGTCGATCCAATCAAGTACGACCTTCTATTCTCACGATTCCTACGTTCTGACGCCAAGGATTACCCAGACATTGATTATGACATTAGTCGCCCAATGGAACTGAAGGACAAGTTGATTGAGTTGTGGGGTGAGGAATGTGTTGCTCCAATCTCTAACTGGAACACTCTCCAGTTGAAGTCTCTTATCAAGGACATTTCCAAACTCTATCAGATTCCTTTCAGCGAGGTCAATCTCGTAACCAACGCTATGATTAAGGAGGCAACGCCTCTCGCCAAGCAGAAGCACGGCATCAAGGCAGGAATGTACACCCCAACTTGGGAAGAGGTGCTTGAGTTCTCAAGTTCTCTCAAGGGATTCTTGAGCAAGTATCCTCACGTCAAGACACACGTCCGTGCTCTCGTCGGTCAGGTTCGCTCTGCGTCTCGTCACGCTGGCGGTGTTGTGATTGCCGAGGATCTAGACAAGAACATGCCCCTTATCAACTCCAAGGGCGTTCGTCAGACGCCTTGGTCCGAGGGACAGAACGTTCGCCATCTTGAACCAATGGGCTTCATCAAGTTCGATCTTCTTGGTCTCTCGACCCTTGCTATGATGGAGACTGCTATTGAGTTGATTCTCAAGCGCCACCACGGCATTGCAGAACCAACATTCAAGCAGGTCAAGGACTTCTACGACAACAACCTTCACCCTGACGTTATCAACCTCGATGACGCGAGAGTCTACAAAAATGTTTTCCATAAGGGCAACTTCGTAGGCACTTTCCAGTTCACCGAGGACGGAGCGCAGAACTTCGCAGAGCGAGTAAAGCCAAACAACATCATTGATGTTTCCGCTATCACTTCCATCTATCGTCCCGGTCCTCTATCGGCTAACGTCCACGAGGATTACATTGACGCCAAGGAAAGCCCTCAGTACATCAAGTATCTCACACCAGAGGTGCAGGAGATCACCGAAGAAACGTTTGGTTTCTTGATCTTTCAGGAACAAATCGCCAAGATTGCTCACGCACTTGGTAAGGATTTGACTCTTGACGAGGGTAACTTGCTCCGCAAACTCCTAACTAAGAAGGGAACCGGAAAGGGTTTTGAGGTCAAGGATGCGATCCACAAGAAGTTCATTGATGGTTGTGTGGAGAAGGGCATCGCTAGAAGTGAAGCACAGGGTCTATGGGAGAAGTTTGAATACTTCTCTGGCTATGGTTTCAACAAATCCCACGCTGTTTCCTACTCTATCATTTCTTATCAGTGCGCTTGGCTCCTAACTTACTTCGAGGCAGAGTGGCTTGCTGCTTTCCTCGACAAAGAGCCCGAGAGCAAGAAGGAGAACGCAATCAACATTGCTAAGTCTCTTGGCTACAAGATTGCGCCCGTAGACGTGAACACATCCGGTAGGACTTGGGAGATTACTAGCGACGGCAAGACTCTTATCCAGCCCCTCACAAGCATCAAGGGCTTTGGTGAGTCTGCAATGGAGCAGGTGCTTGATAATCGCCCATTCACGGACATTGAGGATTTCTTGTTCCGAGAAGAGGTAAAGTATGCTAAACTAAACAAGAAGGCACTTGACGCCCTCTGTAGGGCAGGAGCAATGGATAGTCTAATTGACGACCGCTTCACAGGTCGCAAGCACTTCTGGTGTGCGTCCGTGATTGATCGTCCGAAGACCAAGAAGAAGTTCCACGACAACATTGATCTCTACAGACCAGAAGGCGACTTCTCAGAGGAAGAGATCATCCAGTTTAAGACTGAATTGACTGGCGTGTTCCCAATGAACTTGGTCATTAGTCCCGAGACTATCCAGAAACTGAAGGACAAGTACATTCCACCCATTTCCGAGTTTGACGAGGAACTACAGATCTGCTGGTTTATCCCACGCAAGGTTGTTCCGAGAAAGACAAAGAAGGGCAAGGACTTCTGGATTGTTGAGGTTATTGACTCAAACAACGAGACAGAAAAGATTAAGTGTTGGGGCATTGATCCAAAGAAGGATAGCATTCAGATCAACCGCCCCTACATGTCGCGACTGGATTACGATCCAAAATGGGGTTTCTCAACGAGGTCTCTCTACAGAAACTTTAGATTGCTAGGCTAACAATAAGGAGTAAAGCATGGCACAGAAGAAGACACACAACAAAGCACCCAAGAAAAAGACCAGTATTGGCAAGAGTGCTCTAACAAAGCGCAAGCAACCGGGACCACATGGTGGTAATAAGGGCTACAAGAAGAAGTATCGCGGTCAGGGCAAAGGTTAGTGTCAGCCTCCCACCTATTTATGGTGGGAGGTTTTTGCTTTGAGAGTAACAGATTTGTTAAAGTGGAAGAGAGCACTAAACGAAACGAAGTTCAAGCATGAAGAACTAAATCTTGTTATAGAAACATGTGAAGCACATGCGGTTGATTTTCAAATGTTTCTTGAAAACTACTGCTCAGAAAACGACATAGATTTACAAAAACTTAATCAAGAAAAAGGAGCGCTACCTGTCCCGCCCCGAGATCCTCGAAAAGAAAAGCTGATTGTTTCTGAGATTCAGGAACAAAAAGAAGAAGATGAAATACACTCGACCTTCAAGGAACTATTCAAGAAGTTAGCGCTAAATCTTCACCCAGACCGCTCTTTTGGCTTGACAGATGAAGAGCGACAGGTTAGATTATCTATGTTCAAGGAAGCCAAGCGAGCGCTTGATGATGGCGATTACTTTATACTCCTTGACATGTCTGAAAAATTTGATGTGCGAATTCCCGACAACATTATAGAACAAATTCGCTGGATGAAAGAACGAACTAAAGAGCTTGATAAACAGATAAAATCTAAGAAGAGCACTTATGATTATGTTTTTTCTGAAGCCGAAAGTGAAGATGAAAAAGCAAAGATCGTCAAAAATTTTTTGAGGCAATTTTTCCAGATTTAGAGGTCTTAAATGGAGCATCTGCTCAACTGCCACGGAGAATGGATGGCACTTTTTAGTTGCATCAGTTCCGTTCCCATGTTAAAGTATTGGTACAAGTTCAGAAACAAGGAGGAAACTTGATTACCGACATTGTTATTGGTCTTCAGCACGGAGACGAAGGTAAAGGAAAGGTCGCCCACCACCTACTTAAGAGTGGCGAATACACACACTGCGTTCGCTTCAATGGGGGATGCAATGCTGGACACACAATCTATCACGACGGCGTTAAGTTGGTTACCCATCACATTCCTGCTGGCGTGTTCTTTGGTGTTACATCCGTTATTGGTAACGGCTGCGTGGTCGATCCAGTCAAACTCTTTGAAGAAATAGAGTATCTTGAGTCTCACGGCATCAACGTCCGAGATCACCTAAAGATTGCGGAAAACGCACACATTATCACTTCGCTACACAAGGCGCAGGACGGAACAGATGAACGAATTGGAACCACTAAGACGGGAAATGGACCCGCTTACAGGGATAAGTATGCTCGCCGTGGGGTACGTGCTGGTGAGATTCCCGAACTTCATTCCTTCATTATCGACATTTATGAGGAACTTTCTGGAGACTCTGTAATCCTAATGGAGGGGGCACAGGGCTTCTGGCTTGACCCAGACTGGGGTGACTACCCTTATGTAACGTCTTCACACACAGGAACAGCAGCAGCCCTCCAAAACGGAATCAACCCACGCTCTATCCGCAATGTCTGGGGCATTATCAAGGCTTACGAGACTTATGTTGGAAAGCGTAAGTTCCAGCCCGACGACGCTGTGTTTGATCAGATTCAGCAGGTTGGTGCTGAGTTTGGTGCTACGACAGGTCGCGTCCGTCAGTGTAACTGGATCAACACAAGGGAAGTGCGTCAGGCAATTGACATGAATGGCGTGAACCGCCTTGTAGTCAACAAGATGGACGTTCTACGCGAGATCGACACTTGGGGAACCACAGAGCGCCGCCTTCACGGCGAGCGTCACTTCCGCAAGCACCTCACGGACGAGTTCAGTCGGAGACTAGGGATCGAGAAGATCTATTTCTCTGACAACCCTCACACGATCCACGAAGAAAATCCCTTGACAGCAGCCGCCTGACCGGTTACATTATCTATAACGTTGGAGGACAGATGAGCAAGAACTACGGCTACGCATGTATCAACATGCAGTTGTCAAACCCGCAGGATTATGGTGGTAAAAAGCAAGATAGAATCACTACTAATCGCTCCATGATCAAGAGAACTTTTGAAGAGAAGGGGATCGAGTATGCATCCTCCTTGTCTCTCCTAAACGTACTCGATCTCCAAAAGATCCTTGAATGGAATGTTGAGCACGGGATCAAGTTCTTCCGTCTGTCCTCCAACGTTTTTCCTTGGGCGTCAGAGTACCAACTCCACGACATGCCCGACTATGAAGCAATCTTCGAGGCTTGTGAGAAGGCAGGCAACTATGCACGGGAACATGGTATTCGTCTTACTTCTCACCCCGGACCATTCAACAAGCTGGCTTCTCCAAATGAGAAGGTGTTTCAGAACACCTTGAGAGACTTGGAGATTCACGGAGAGTTCTTCGACATGCTTGGCTTGCCCCGAGATCACTACGCAAAGATTAACATTCATGTCGGCGCAGCCTACGGCAACAAGCCCGTAGCCCTCGATACATTTGCTCGTAACTTTGAGAGACTACCAGATAGCGTGAAGTCTCGTCTAACCGTGGAGAATGACGACCGTGAATCACTTTACTCGACTATCGAACTCTATGAGGGAGTTTACAACAGGACTGGTATTCCGATTGTTTTTGATTATCATCATCACGGTTTTTGCACTGGCGGTCTTACAGAAAAAGAAGCCTTGGAAATTGCAATCTCGACGTGGGGAGACATCAAGCCGGTAGTCCACTACTCCGAGTCCCGTGCTGAAGAAAAGCGCGACTCCAAGATTCGCCCACATGCCCACTCAGATTTCGTCAACGGACCAGTTGACGACTACGGCTACGACCTCGACGTTATGATCGAGGCGAAGATGAAGGAACTCGCCCTGTTCGGGCTTAAAAAAAACGACGCTGAGCGCTTGACAGCGGCAGCGTGACGAGTTACATTACAAACATAACAAGGAGGACAGCATGTCTACATCAACCGAAGAGAAGAAGCGCTACGTCATGGAGTACATCCGTTCACTCGTAGCAATTGAAGAGGCCATGGAGCCTTACAAGGAGCAGAAGCGCGAACTGCGTACCGAGTATCGTGAGCAGGGCTGGCTGAACACCGACGAGATCCGTGCGGCTGTGAAGGCTTACCGTCTGTTCAAGGGTAAGATTGACATTGATGAGGTTTACGACAACTACAAGGCGCTTTCGGGCGAAGATACGGAGAACCCATGATTATTGAGTATCATCGCCTTTACAGCGACGTGCAGCATCCAACTCGCTCGAACCCCTCGGATGCTGGTCTTGACATCTATGCTTTCCTCGGAGGAAAGGATGACTTCAAGGTTATTCTGCCCGGACATTCTGTCCTAATCCCAACAGGGCTGAAGTTTGGCATTCCACACGGCTACATGCTACAGGTTATGAACCGCTCAAGTGTAGCAGCCAAGCGTGGTCTTGTTGTTGGAGCCCACGTCGTTGACTCTGGTTACGACGGAGAGGTCTTCATCAATCTTCACAACGTTGGGCATCGTAGTCAGGACATCAAGCACGGAGACAAGATTGCTCAATTGGTAATGATTCCAGTAGTCCACTTCCGTGCATTTGAGGAAGTAGACGGAATACTTTACGACGAGCGTCACCCAATCACTATTTCAGAACGAGGCTCAGGAGCCCTAGGGAGTACAGGTGGATAAGAATACACGAGAAGTCATGTTTAGTTCAAAGTCAAACGAGTGGGCTACTCCGCAGTCCATCTTTGACAAACTAAACAGCATCTATGGTCCATTTACTCTAGACGCTGCTGCATCAGACGACAACTACAAGGTCGCAAAGTATTACACTCAGGCAGATGATTCCTTATCACAGGATTGGTCTGGTCATCGAGTATTTCTCAACCCACCTTATGGTCGCGGACTAAAGGATTGGGTCAAGAAGTCATACGAAGAGGGACTTAAGGAAAACACAATGGTTGTTATGCTTATCCCCGCCCGTACTGATACTGCATACTGGCACGAGTACGTGATGAAGGCAGACGAGATTCGCTTTGTTCGAGGACGCATCAAATTTGGTGATGAGACGAATAGCGCACCATTCCCATCAGCAGTGGTGGTTTTTCGTCCGTCCGCATTTGACGGACCCCGCATCACAGGAATGGAGCGACCATGAATAGGGCACAACGGCGACGGCTCAAGAAGAAGAATAAAGGCAACGAAAAACTCGCCCAAAAAATTTCCACCTTTAGCCACAGACCGGACAACTGCTCAGCATGTAACGCCGCATTTGACCCCAAATCCAAGGAACATGCGCTCACATGGCGAGTAGTTGTACGGGAAAATCCAACGCAGGTAACCCTATTTTGCCCAGATTGCATCAATAAAGCACAGGAGGTAATTGATGCCCACACCAACACAGATGATTGACCTATTTGATTCGCAGGGCTCTCACGATGACGAGTTCTCCGACAACCTAACAGGACTTGAAGGTCTAGCACGACGCGAAGCCGTCAATCACCCCTCACATTACAACACCGGAAAGATTGAAGTAATTGACGCAATCGATGATTGGAAACTTGACTTCAATGCCGGTAACGTGGTAAAGTATGTTGCGAGACACCAACACAAGGCAGATCCCCTTGAAGACCTCAAGAAAGCCCGTTGGTATCTTGACCGACTAATCGAGAGGATAGAAAATGGCAGTTAGCAGAATCAATCGAAAAAACCTAGACCAAATCCTAGGTGGCGGAGTGACAGGTGAACACGAAGTCGTAATTAAACTCTATGGCTCCAATTGTCACCTATGTCACGCTCTAAAGCCGCAGTTCGTAGACATTTCCGATGAATATGGTGATGTTCACTTCTATGCATTCAACATGGAAGACGGCGAGGGTCTAGAAAAGAAGTGGGGATTTAGTGGAGTTCCTTCCATTTGTTATGTCCGCACCGGAGGTATGCGTCCTCGTGTGCGTTTCATGGAAGACCCGCCGCAACCGCATAAAGAAATGTGGTTCCACCCAACCGGAATCCGCAAGTTTATTGACAACAATAGGAACTAACAATGGAGACAGCATTAACCTATGACGACGTTTTACTCTTACCACAATACTCCGATATCCGCTCTCGATCTGAAGTGGATATCTCTTCTAATCTGGGGAACGGACTAGAACTCGGACTACCCATCTTTGCTTCACCGATGGATACTATTTCCGAGGTAATGATGGCAGAAGCAATGCACCATGCAAGCAGTGCTGGTGTTCTACACCGCTACAACACAATCGGGCAGCAAACCGAAATGATTCGTGCTGCCAAAAGTAGCGGCGTAGCCAACATCGGATTCGCTGTTGGCATTGATAACGATTACCTTGATCGTGCTGAAGAGGGCGTAAAGGCAGGCGCAACATTTGTTTGCGTTGACGTTGCTCATGGCCACCACGTCAAGATGCGAGAAGCCTTGAAAAATTTGCGTTATGAATTGGGTTCCCAAATCCACATCATGGCAGGCAACGTAGCAACCCTCGAAGGCGTAAACGACCTCGCAGACTGGGGAGCAGACTCCGTTCGATGCAACATTGGTGGTGGCTCTATCTGTTCTACCAGAATCCAGACAGGACACGGACACCCCGGCTTGCAGACGATCTTTGATTGTTCTCGCACAGACCGCGACGTTACTATCATTGCCGACGGAGGCATTCGCAACTCTGGCGACATTGTAAAGGCTCTCGCTGCTGGCGCAGACGCTGTAATGTTGGGTTCCTTGCTATCTGGAACGCGCGAGACACCCGGAGAAACCCTTGTAGACGGAACAGGTCGTAAATTTAAAACCTACCGAGGAATGGCGTCCAAGGAGGCGCAAATGGATTGGAGAGGACGCTACTCTTCGTTTGAAGGTGTCTCCGCTACTGTTCCCTACCGAGGCAAGGTAAAGAACGTTCTTGAAGACCTTGAGCGAGGCATTCGTTCTGGGTTGTCCTACTCTGGTTGTCGCTCTATCCATGAACTACAACATAGAGCCAAGTTTGTTCGTCAGACCTCCGCAGGTCTTGGCGAAAGCAGAACACACATTCTGAATAGGAGTGTGTGAAATGTCTGACGATCCAAACTACGGAGAAGACGTAAAGTCAATTCGTTTTTGGGTCTATGACGACGATCACGCACGACTAATCATAAGGCTGAGACACAACAAGATAAGGGTGTCTCAGTTCTTCCGTGCCGTGATCGATGGCGTCATTGAGGAAGACCCAAATCTAATGGCTTTCTTGGACAATTATGTTGTAGAGCATAAGATCCTAAGCCGCAAACGCTTTACCAAATCGCTCAAACTGAGAAAGAAAGGAGAAGAAAAGTTAGAAGACTGGGGACTCCTAGATGATGCCGACAAAGAAAACCTATTTGATCTAATCGCACAGGAGTTTCCAGACCTATGAATAAAGAAGACTTACTAGTATGCTCGCAGCAGTGCCTTAAAGACAGGGAATGTTGCCCAGCAGACAAATGTAAATTTCACATTGACTATGAAGACGAATTTAATTGTTCCCTGATCTCGATCCATGAAAATGGACCTATGACTCTCAGGGAAATAGCAAAACGCGAAGGACTTTCTTTCGCGAGAATAAAACAAATAGAAAGTAAGGCACTAATTAAACTACAGAAACGTTTGCCTGACGGAGAAGAATTATTGGCTTCTTCTGGTGACGTAGACTATTTAACATTGAGTTTTTAAGGAGAATTAAAACAATGGCTCGCAAGACACTACTATCAGAATCAGAAATCCGTCAGTTTATGAAATTGGCGAACATCAAGCCCCTACAAGAAATGGGCATGGGCGGCGAACTACCAGTCCCCGGTATGAGGGATGATGAGGAAGAAGAAGACGAACCCGGAATGCGCGATTACATGCAGGAGGCTGAAGACGAAGAAGCGCCCGCCCCAGAAATGCCAGCCCCCGAGGGCGGCGAAGAAATGGAAATGGATATGGGCGCTGAAGAACCCGCAGGCGACATGGACATGGATATGGGTGGCATGGACGCAGACGGTGGTAAAGAAGAGCAGTTTGCTGACATCGTTGACAAACTTGCTGACCTACTTGGTCTTGACGCCGATGTTGAGGTTGGTGGCGAAGAAGAGATGGAAATGGGGGGTGAAGTTGACGCCGATGAAGGTGGTGATCTAGAAATGGCTGACGCCGCTCCCGAAGCCCCAATGGAAATGGGTGACGAAGATGAGGCAGATGAACCAATGATGGAAAGTGACGAAGAAATTGTACAAGAAGTCGCTCGCCGCGTGGCTGCCCGCCTACTCCGTGAGAAGAAGCAGGAAGATGTGGCGACCAAGTTAGCCGAACGTATCTTCCGTCGCTTGGCTTCAAAATAATAACTTGACAGCATTCTCCTGAGCCGTTATAATAACCATCTAGGCAACCATCCTAGGTGGTTATTTTTATGGAGGGACTTATGGTTTGGTACATTGCATTAGGAATTTTATGCTTCGGGCTTGGACTTACATTTGGGTTCTTGCTCTCCGTCAGGGCGTCAGGCTCAACAACGATCTTGATCGTCAAAGCCTCCAGCGTTATTGGGTTATCTATTTTAGCCAAGTGCATAGAGAATTACAGTTACGCGAACCTAGTTAAATTAGACGCCCTTAGAAAGTCGGGCGTAGAACCCGACGATAAGGTTTACAAGTTAGAGAAGGAGAACCAAGAGAAGATTATGAATAACTTCAAAGAAGATTCAATCAAGTTCTTGGTCAACGCACACAGCGGAATCTTCAAGGAGATCGCACCCTATACAGATTGGCGTTCAGCCATGAGGTTTTTAGAAAAGAACAGAGAACTAGCGATTCTATTTAGAAAAGGAGCAGAATCATGATTAAGCAGATTATTGGAAAGATTGTTGAGAAGCTACTACCTTCTCCAAACGCAGAAGCGCAAGCAGAACCAAAAGTCGTGAATCTAGCCGAAATGCTAGGTGGAGGTCCAGAGCCGGAACTAAGAGTAATCGGACTCTACTCCAACGTTGAAGACGAGAAGATTGCTGAACTAACACAGGCTCTACTTTACCTCAACGAGACTAACAAGTTGAGAGACAAGGAAAAGGAAGAAAGTAAGCCTGTTGAATTCTACATCAACACCTATGGCGGTTCTGCTGATGACATGTTTGCAATGTATGACGTTATGCAGCAGGTCATGGAGGAAACTGAAATCCACACCATCGGTGTTGGCAAGGTTATGTCCGCAGGCACCCTACTCCTCGCAGCGGGAACCAAGGGCAAGCGCAAGATTGGCAAGAACTGCCGCGTAATGATTCACAACGTTGCAGCAGGTAACTTTGGAATCCTACCTAACCTCACAAACGAACTTGAGGCTATCCAGCAACTACAGGACGACTACATCACTGCTATGGTTGAGAACACCAAGTTCACACGTAAGAAGTTGGAGAAACTACTTAGTGAAAAGGTAAACATCTATCTCTCTGCTGAAGAGGCAGTGAAGTATGGTCTTGCCGACGAGATAATGTGAGGTTAAGTTATGTCTGATAGTTTGTTAACAATTCTTGAAATTATGGAGGGAGTTTTGGGTGAATCTCGAAATACACTTGGGGCTGACGTAAATGAAATTCTATTGGCACTTATAGCATCCGATTCTCTAGGTGGTGATACATCAAAATTTATCAACTACGAAGAGGCTTTTCAAACGATCAATCAGAGAAAAACACAACTAACTGCTGCACAAAAATCAGCAGAACTTGAAATACAAAGTCAGCGCGCAATTAAAATGTTTGAAGAAATTGAAGATTGGCGGCAAGAAAATGGCTTTGAGGGTGAAATAACAAAGGTATGGTGGACTGCTCGACCAAATGTTTTGGTTTCTGCTGTACCCGCAGCCGAATTAGGAAACCCCTCTGACATTTTGTACGAAATAAACGGCACAGAATATCTTGGTATATCTGCAAAGTCAACAAAAACAAAACAAAAAATTGGATTTAAAAATCATGGTGTTGGGTGGCTTGTTGAAGAATTAGGTTTGAATATCGACAAAATTAATAAAAGTGTCGAAAATTTTATTGTTACCAATAAACTCAGCCAAACTGCCGCAACAAGAAAAAAGTTTCTAAGAGCACCTGAAAACAAAGACATCAGAATAGCAGCAGAAAAACACGCCGATCAAATAGTAAATCAACTTAGAGATATACTCTTAGAAAGATTAAAGGAATTACCGGTGGCAGAGTTAAGAGCACACTTGTATACTCACTGGCTCGATGCATCTCCTACAGTATATCCGTATTATGTACAATCAACGGGTTACGGTATGCCCGGAAAGTCATATGGTGCAATGATTATGGATCCGATCAACAATGAAAAATACAAATCATTGATGGGAGAAGATGTCGAGATTGTACCAGTTGGTACCAATAGCATTGGAATAAAAAGCGTAAACGGCACCAAAATTATGAAAATTAGATTTAAATACGCTGATCAAAAACTCGCATCTTCATTGAAATTGTCAGGCGATCCGTGGTAAAATAAAACAATACTTGGAGGAAACTTGAAATCACCACTACGTTATCCCGGTGGAAAAACACGCGCAATAAAGCACCTACTCCCCCACATTCCAGAGGGGGACATTTGTTCCCCATTCTTGGGCGGTGGGTCGTTAGAGTTGGTGCTCTCCAAAGATAGAGCCGTCTATGCTTATGATGCGTTCTATCCTCTCTACAACTTTTGGAATTGTCTGCTGACAGATAAAGATTATCTTGTAGCGCAGGTAAAGAAGTTACATCCATTAGACAAAGAAACATTCAAGGCTTTACGAATGCTCTTGCGAGGCTACGATCCAACGCAGGGCAAGAGCGTAGAACTTGCTGCCGCTTACTTTGCGATCAATCGTTCTTCGTTCTCTGGCGCAACACTATCAGGTGGTTTTTCCCAGCAAGCAGCCGACGGACGCTTCAACGAGAACAGCATCAAAAGGCTGGCTAACTTTGACGCACCCAACCTAAAAGTAGGCTTTCTGGGCTTTGAGGAGTCCATAGAGCAGCACAAAAATTGTTTCCTTTATCTTGACCCTCCTTACTTTTTGGAGGAGAAGAGCAAGTTATATGGAAAGAACGGAGACATGCACGAGGGATTTGATCATAAACTTTTACATTCCCTCTTGACAAATCGCCAGAACTGGTTATTATGTTATAATGATTGTGAGTTTATTCGCGAACACTACTCTGACTATGAGATTATTCCGGCAGAGTGGGCTTACGGAATGAACAAGAGCAAGAAGTCAAACGAAGTTTTCATTATTTCACGAGGTTAAAATGACAAACAAGATGGTATTCGCAAACAACGAAGAACTACGACAGAAGATTCTAAACGGAGCAAACACACTTGCTGATTATGTTTCTTCTACTCTCGGACCAAAGGGCAGAACGGTTCTTCTAAAAGAGCACGATAAGTCTGCTTTCGCAACAAAGGACGGAGTAACAGTAGCCCAGTTCGTTCAGTTGGACGACGAGTTTGAGAACGCTGGCGCACAGGTTATCCGTCAGGCTGCTAACGAGACAAACACAAGCGCTGGAGACGGAACAACAACTGCTACCGTCCTTGCGAGAGCAATCCTAAATGAAGCACAGCGACACATTGTTGCTGGTGTTTCTCCAATCGAACTACAGAGGGGAATAGATGCAACAGTATCAGAGATTTGTAACAACCTTACAGAGATGGCGCGACCAGTCAATAGCATTGACGACATCAAACACATCGCTACTATTTCAGCCAACAACGATTCTACTATTGGGGATCTCATTGCTATGGCTGTGGACAAGGTAGGTCAGGACGGCTCTATCACAATCGAAGAGTCTCGTTCTATGGAGACTTCTATTGACGTGACCGAGGGCTTCCGCTTCCCTGCTGGCTTCTGTGCATCTGCATTTGTCAACGACGAGCGTCGTAATGTGATGCACTACGAAGAGCCGCTGGTTATGGTTACAGACTACAAGATCACACAGGTAGAGCAGATTCTTCCTATTCTTGAGTTGGTTGCAAGAGAAGCGCGCCCACTCGTCATTGTTGCAGAAGACATTGAGGGTCAGGCACTTGCTGCTATGATTATGAACGCTATGCGTGGCTCTCTAAAGATTGCAGGAATCAAGGCTCCATTCTATGGTGAGGAACGCCGCAATCTTTTGTCTGACCTTGCTATCTCGACTGGTGCAACATTCATCACCCGAGAGTCAGGACAGAAGTTGCAGACCGCAACTCTTGATCAGTTGGGTACGGCCAAGTCTGTTGAGAGCACCAAGGTCGGCACCATTCTTGTCGGCGGTAACTGTGACTACGAAGCAGTTGAGACTCGTATTGAGAGTCTAAAGGCTGAGATTGCAAACACAGACGACTTTGCAGAGTGCGAGCGCATTCAGGGTCGCATTGTTCGCCTATCTTCAGGTGTTGCTGTGATTCATGTTGGTGGTGCAACACAGGTAGAGATGACCGAACGCAAGCACCGCATTGAGGACGCCCTTGAAGCAGTCCGCTCTGCACAGGAAGAAGGCGTAATCGGTGGTGGAGGCACAGCCCTGCTACGAGCAAGCAACTCTCTTGTCGTTACAACTGACCACGAAGAGCAGGCAATTGGTATTGCGATCGTAAAGAAGGCATGTGAAGCGCCCTTCCGTCAAATGTGTAGAAACGGCGGCAAGAGCGAAGACCTCCTGCTGGCGCATGTTCTAGACCAGTCAAACGACATGGGCTATGATTTCCGCAACGGCACCTTGACAAACCTCTACGAGCGTGGTATCTTAGATCCAGTGAGAGTAACCAAGTCGGCACTGAAGAACGCAGCGTCGTGCGCCGGCACACTTATCACGACCAACTATGGGATTATTCAGGTATCATGATGATAAGAGGAGACTTAGTTCACATCCCGCAAGATGCTTTCTTGCTTCAGGATGCAGAAGAATATCTAAAAGAGTATGTCAAGACAGACAAGCCAGTCAAGGCATTGTTTTGGGATCGAAACCCCAAAGAACCAACATGGGGAATGGTCTACTACAAAGGCAAGGTCTGGTCGGTAAAAATGAGAGACATTTATCCAATCAACAAGGAGGTGGAGAATGCTAGTTAAACTTACAGAGGTGTGTGGAACAGGTGCAGTAACAAGCGGTCGCCGTTATTCACTACGAGAGGTGTTCGTCAATCCAGAGCACGTCGTTATGGTGAGAGAAGAACACCAGATGAAGAATCTAAACGAGCAGGGAATGCTTACAGAGGGTCTTAGCAAAGAGCACCGCTTCTCCAAGATTACTATTGATAAGGGAACCACAGGCACAGAGATTGTTGTTATTGGAGATCCAAACTCGGTAGAGACAGCACTACAGACCCGCAGCCAACTACTGAGAGGATAAGATGGGACAGAGAGTAAACATTCAGTATTCTGTTGAACTCGATGAGTTGCCTAATGAAGTTAACCGCCTATTTAGTGATGCAATCAGGCAACTCGATGTTCTTGCACCTGTGGGTGGTACACCAACTCTTAAACTTGGAACCGATGGCCTTGATAAGTTAGACGATCTGCGTCGCAAACTCGCCAAGATAGACATAATGCTTGGCGACATTCAGAATATCGTTGAGGGTTATGTGCGCTTCAAGACACAACCTGAACAGCCAAAGGTTCCAGATTCTCCAAGCGAAGCAGAAGAGATCGAAATGCTTGAGGACAGAATAGCAAAGTTCAAGGAAATGTTTGATGCGAAGCCCAATCAAGAATCTGAAGAACAAAACTAATAGTTTTTCAACCCTAAAGACATTGATTCCAAAAGGCTCCGTCGTCCAGACTTACCCTTTTTATGATGGTGCTTTGGAGTTCTCTCTTGCAGAAACTGATAGATATGCTATTGGTTGTACTAAGAGTATTGTGGTCCATGAATTTTGGACTTACGCCATGAAAGACTCAAAAAAAATTTCTCTGATAGCAGACAAAATGTTTCCTGTTGTCAACGAAAATACTTTTGATATCTTAAAGACAAACTGGTATTCTTACAAGGATCCATTTGTTAGAAGCGCATTGTTTTATCTTCTAAATAGATGTTCTTCAATTGGAATGATCACACACGGCGAACTCGATACGAAAAACTATAATCCAATATCTTTGAACGAGTTAAAGACTTTTAAGATAGGCAATTTTCATTCCGTATTTTTACAGCAACACGAAGAATATCAAACCTTATCAAATTCTGATTTTAATTTGTTTAGTGGTGGCAATTACTTTTATGATGTTCTAAGTACAGAGCAAGTCGTAGGTCTTGAAGAGTCACCTTTTCAGCATACAAAGATGTTGAAAAAGTTTGTGCATAGTCCAACAATTTTTGTTTACAACTATCATCCACGTTTAGGTAAAATGAAAAATTGGGATAAAATTTTTCTTGATCAATACGGCAGAACAACAACCGAGCAAAACGCTAAGGAAATAATCTTACACAATGTATGACAAACTCGCAATCGCAACCTGCCTTTTCATTCTCGGACAAGGCATCACATGGTTTAGTTCTTATTCTCAGTTCGTCTGGGATTGGGCAAGAGAACACACACTATGGATTGCGATTTGCACAGCAATTCCGTCAGCACTATGTTTCATTTACGGGCTACGCTATGCCTATGAATTCTTCCAGAGCGGCTGGGCTCCAAGATTCTACATCTTTGCGCTCTCGTTTGCTATAATGCCAGTTCTTTTCTGGTATTTCATGGGAGAAAAGTTCTTCACACCGAAGAACATGATTTCGGTTGCACTTGCGACCACAATTATCTACATCCAAATGAGGTTCAAATGAGAAAAGTAGAAAAGCCTTGGGGACATGAGGTCATCTGGGCAGAAACACCAAACTATGTAGGCAAACTCCTACACATCAACGCAGGACACAGACTATCGTTACAATTCCATAGAGTGAAAGAGGAGACTGTTTATGTAGTCTCGGGCACTCTCTACATTTATGACGGGAGTGGTGGAATCACCAAACTAACGCCCGGTCAGTCTTTCCACGTCAATCCGTTACAGGTCCATCGTTTCGGCGCTAACGAAAGCGACGTTGAGATAATGGAGGTCAGCACTCCACATCTTGATGATGTTGTGAGATTAGAAGACGACTATCAAAGATAGAAACTATTTATTGGGAAACAGGAGAAAATAGATGTCTTTTGCGACTGATAAATGGTTTAAGCACTTACACGAAGAAATCCTAATAGAGGGTCTAGCCGACATAGGTTTGGATGAAAACATCCAACAAGAGATCAAGGATAAACTACCAGAGGCAAGTGAGAAAAGCCGCGTGTGGGTTGGTAATGCTTGGAAGTCTCTTGAAGGAAAGAGACTTTCCAGTTATGGTTGGTTTGAATATCTCGCCGGTAAGATAATCGAAGAACGCGGTAGAGCATTCCAGAAGCCGCCAGAAGAAGGCGGTTACAATCTCCTGACTAATTTGATTTCTGTTTACACAACGCAGCCTGCTGCTAAATGGCCAAAGGCAAAGCGTCAGTTTGTAAAGGCTGTAAAGAAGGGAGGATTCTCCGAGGAGCAAGCCAGACAGGCTTTACTTGGTCTCAAAAATCTTGAAATGAGAATTTGGCGCTGGTTTAGTAGTCGCATTGAGAATGTTATTATTACTCTCAACCAGAACCCAAACAACTACGAAATGATCAAGTCAATCCCACCGAGTGATCAAATAGAGGCTGAACAAGTGTGCTTTGACTATCAGCAGACTCGTGAGGATCCAGATCAGATTATGCACGTATTTGACGATGGCTCCTACTGGTACGACCTCGACACCTATCAGTGTAAAATGGAAGGCGACAGAATGGGTCACTGCGGAACTGATGAACGGGGCACACTTTATTCACTACGCAAAAAAGAGTCGGGACAGAAATCCTCCAAGTCTTACGTTACTATTGCTTACAACGCGCACGACGAAACCATCTACCAAATCAAGGGTCGCCAGAATACTTGCCCACCACGAGAACTATGGAATCACATTGCGACATTCATCGAGATTACAGGTGCTGAGAAGTTAGCAGAAACCGGCGAGTATTCAAATGAGCCCGAAGAGTTTGAAGAACTCGGACAATGGCTTGATGAGAACACCGGTATTTCTTTCGAGGGTTCATTCGAGAAAAGAATGGAAGAGTTCAGAGAAGAAGTAGAGCGCCTTGAGAACGATTGGAAAAGATCAGATTATTTCCAGCAGGTAGATTTTGATGGTGTTTCAATTGACACAATGGACGGGTATGATGGCGACACCCCTATGTGGGCTGCCAGCGTAAGTTCTATTGCTTCCAAACTCCCATTTGATTTGTCTGAAGAAGCGATGCGTACTTTTTTTGCTGTTGGCTCCGAAAACAGCGCAGACCTTGCCCTCGCTGACGAGATAGAAGAAGCAATAATGGAGATCTTCAAGGAAGAAGATAGAAACGAAATTATAAAAGACGCGCATCATTACCATCAGGCTTATGCTTACTTGGTCAAAGCAGACAACTACACTCAGGCATTCATTAGAGCCGATAACATGTCGAGCCTAATGAGAGAAGATCGCGAGCAATTGACCAAGGGCTCTGGTACTTACGTTGTTATTTGGGACATTGGTCGATTGTTTGACGACTGGACTGGTGATAATTTGAACGCCACCGACGCAGAAGCGTTCGGAGAATGGTATGAAACCGTCAACGAGATGGTAGATGATCTTGACGACTCGCTTGACGCAATTGAAGACCTTCTAGTTTCAAGAAAACTTGCAAAGCGCCCGGATCTTAAGGGCTACGCCGATAGGGCTGAAGAAGAATTCAACAACTTTACGGTCGCATCCTCAACTAAAGCAAAAAGAGGCACAATAGAATTGTTTGCCTCTGGTGTCTTGTTCAAGGCAACCGAAGAACAAATGCAGGCACTCAAACAGGTTGGCTTCAACCGATCACTCTTTAGGCAACACAATGGATCTTACTGGGGCTACGAACTAAGACGCGAGTTCTTGGACACCGTGTTCAATTACGACCGCCAAGCCAAGGCTTTCGCCAAAAACCAGATGAAATTGAACTTTGGAGAGAAGTACAAGGAAATCCCTGAAGATACTTTCGATAAGGCATTCGAGATCATAGAGCAGGATGCCCAAATCGGTATTACTACAACTCCAGCAGGCAAGGGAACACCACCCTCCATCAATTACAAGATTACAATTATTATGGACAAGAACACCTTCCCTGTTCTTGGGCCTTACATCGAATACTATGACAACCACTTTGATGTAATGATCAAGGGCTTTGAGCGAGGCGTTAGAGCAGAAGTGAAGAAAGCAGAAGAAGTCTATCAACAGAGGACAGGTTCAGACACAAGTCTCCCTGTTGAGGAAGCGAGAGCAAACCCACTTGACGTTCGTCTCTACGAGATTGACTTTGTTATGTCCTACCCTCTCGGTCAAGGCTATGAAATGACCGACATTCACAACATCGTTCGTGCGATCCCTGATGTGACGACCGTTAGAACCGTCGGTGAAACAAAGAGAACACAAGCCAACAGAACCGTATCTTTACAGCGTCTAAAGTTTGCTCTACAAGGGCAGACGCCAAGAAACGAATGGGTCAAGCAAGTTCTCTTACCACAGATCCACAAGATTAGTTCGGACATTCGCATTCACAAAGTTGAGCGTGCCGACTTGGTTTCCAACAGCAAGCAAAGGCTTGAGGAATACTACGCTGCTTATTCACAGCGTCCGTCCGCTCCGAGAACAACACCAAGACCAACAATCCAAGGTCTAATTGACGACTGGGTTGAGGGTGGGGTTATGTACGACCAGCCAACCAACATCAACCTAACACGTTACAGCGTGATGATGCCGGTGGCTGACTTGGAGCACCTATGCGGTCGCGAGGCACGCAAGCACGGACACCACTTTGACGCAGGTTATGAAAACTTTATCAAAAACGGACCTCGCGATCCTATTTACTTAGCGATCGGCAAGAACGGGAGAGCAAAGATAACTGGAAATGAGGATGATTTGCGCTACGCAATCAAAGCAGGAGTTGAGGAAGTTCCAGTGTTCATTTCTTACCAGCGCCAAGTCTAGGAGAACAGAATGAAATCACTAAGCACCGCCTTCAAAGTCATGTTGGCTGGAATCTTTACGGGGGCGATGCTTGCAGCACATTTGTTCTATGTTCCTGTCTCGCCAAAAGGCTTTCACACAACAGAAGGAATGTCCAGTTCCTACACAATCAATGAGAAGAAAGCCGTTACAAGATCAACAGAATCGGTCGTTCAGGTGTTCTCGCTTGGTGGAGAGGTGTTCGCGCTCTCTGCCTTGAGCGGAACCTACATAACCTACAACAATCGCTTCTATGTCTTGACCTCCGCCCACGGAATTATCGGTGAGTGCGTAGGAATCAAGATCTCTTACTTGGATTCTCAGGTCAATTGTATTGATTTGCTTTACATAGATAGAAAAGTTGACTATGCCGTGATCGAGGTTGAGGAAATGCCGACAAGAAAAGCAGTCAAGATCCCAAGAGCATTAGCAAACCCAAGAAAGAGTTTCAACATCCTTGACAAGGCTTACTACACGGGTTATCCTAATAGTACGGGACCGACAACATGGGTAGGAACTATCGCTGGGGCTGGTCCTGACTATTTAATCTTGCAATCTTACGCTTGGTCTGGCGCGTCTGGATCTGGCGTGTTTGACGAGAAGGGAAGTCTAATCGGAATTGTAATGGCTCTTGATGTGGGAAGAACAAAGGAAGGAACCCAGATTCTAAACAACTTTGTGATCATTGTTCCCACTTGGGCTATTGATTGGGCTGAAATTTTCAAGGAGTAACCCTATGGACGACAAGAAGAAAGATTGCCCCTACGAAGAAGTAACGGGCAGAATAGAAACGATTGACGTAAACCTCAAAACCATTCGTGAGAGACTAAAAGTGATCGAACTAATGGTTGAGAAGCACAAAGAAAAACAAATGGAAATGTGCGAAGATGAAATAGAATCCGAGAATGCGCTACAAGACGCACTAGACAACTATTTTATTGATGAACTAATGAAGGCAAAACCAGCAGGAGAAGCCTAATGTCAGAAACAGCAGAGGCTGTCAACACCGAGGTAGAAAACCTCAAGCCTAAGAAGTTGACCAACAAAGCCCAGCAGGGCATGACTACCTTTACCGTTTGTCGTCAAAGTGACGAAACAGGAATCTCTGGTGAAGGTGTCGTAATTGAAGGCTGTGTGTTCGCAACAGGACACACTGTTATCCACTGGCTCACGCCAGCACCAAGAGGAAGCATTGCTTTCTTTGATAATTTTGACGACTTTATCAAGATTCACGTCAGTTCCCACCCAACAAACGGAACAATTATCACCTATGATGACGGACGACAGACTATTTACACTGCGACAGGAGAGGTAAAGAAGAATGAGCCAGAAGAAAGTGGACCAGCGTAAGCGACCAGAGCCATCACAAATTATGGGTAACGCAGCGCAGCGTCAGTTGAAAAACCAACGCAAGCGTAACGGCAAGATGTACACCGGCAAGCAAGGCATTAAAAGCCAGATTGCGAGCGACCCCTACAAAGGCAAGGTTTCTTTCGGAACTGATAAGTATCGCTTTGAAGAAGTCCTTGAGGTTGATCCCGAAGGCTTCCCAATGAACGATCAGTTAGAGCCACGCCTTTGGAATGGTGACGAACTCAAGCCACACATCAAAGAGCGTCTAATGGAGATCGCAGAGGACTTTGTTGATAACCTTCCGTTCCCTGTTGAGATCAAAGACGTTCGCTTCACAGGCTCTCTCGCAAACTACAACTGGTCAAAGTATTCCGACATAGACCTACACATAGTCGTAGACTTTACAGACATTGACGATAACAAAGATCTTGTAAAAGAAATGTTTGATTCCAAGCGCCTACGCTGGAACGAACTACACAACATAAAGATCAAGGGCTATGATGTAGAACTCTACGTTGAGGACATAGACGAAGAACATTCTTCTTCTGGAATCTACTCCGTAATGAACGACGAGTGGGTTCAGCACCCCGAACAGATTGATCGCTCTATTGACTTGGAGACAGCCAAGAAAAAGGCTTCCGACATAGAGCAACAAATAGCCTCTGTGGAGCGTCTGTTCAACTCTGGCGAGTTTGAAAAAGTTATGCGACACGTTGATAGGATCAAAAATAAAATCCGCTCTATGAGGCAAGCAGGGCTCGAAACAGAGGAAATGGAATTCAGCCCCGAGAACATTGCCTTCAAGTTGTTGAGAAGAAACGAACTCCTCGACACACTAACCAAACTAAAGTACAAAGCCTACGACCAATCTATGACCTTGGACGATTAATGGAATTCTACGACATTACAGACGAAGACAAGCCACACCCCGGCGAATACATCTTCTATGTGCCCTCGCAGGCAATCGTTCTCTGCGGTGCCTACACAGGCACACACATCAAGGCACTCCACAACGGCAAAGTGGTCAAGGATAGGGTCGAGAACTTTAAAAAAATAAAAATAGGTATGAAAGAAAAGCGAAAGAAGTTTGCATCGAGGTGTAAAGCGTGTGGTAAATGACCAAGATTTATACCTACTGTCTCTTTGACGGGGACGACACCTTCCACGGCGTGTACTCGTCGTTGGCTGCCGCTTATCGTGATGCGATCCGTCTCGCAAACCGAGGGCAGAGTCGTGTGATGCTCCAGACCGAGAACGGATGGGTCGATCCTGACTTGACAACACTACGCAACGTGTTATATTCTAAGTGTGACGTGGTGGTCGTCCTACAGGGCGGTCGTCACCGAGCCAAGATACTCAAAACAAGACTAAAGGAGTGAACAATGATCATTGACATGACAGAAGAGATAAATTCAAGCATCTCTACAATACCAGAATTATGGACGGACTCTAAACATGAAAACTGGTTTTTGAATAATAATTATTCCAAAGGTTCGCATGGCACAAATGCGTACAAAAAATACCTTGAAAGTCTAGGTTATGAAGTTATTATAATTTCTGATCAAGGCGATCTCATGTATAGGCAATCTTCATCAGATAGTTGGATTAAATCGGAAGTCAAGGCTTCTAAGGCAGATCTTGAATATACAAAGCGTGGCTTTCTTAAAGAGCAACTTTGGTTCAATCAATTGCGACCAAAGCAGAAAGGCTGGGATGAAGTTGCACTAGTTGGATTCTATCCAAACCACATTAGAATTTGGAGGAAAACTAGAAAAGAATGGGACGCTGAGTGTTTAACTATGCATTCAACCAATAAAGTTCTTGAGCACGTTGGAACCGATGAACTCAGAGGTGTTCGGCTGCTTAAAAATACTAGAACAGATAATTTTTCTGAATGGGAATGTATTCATAATGATCAGCAAGGAGATCTGATTTGATGTCCAATAATGTGAAAGCAGGGCACAAAGACAAGCAGTCGTATGCCAACACAAGAACAACTGGCAAGGAACAATATTACACCACCCCCGAGGTTGTTGATCTTTGCTTAGATGAGGTTCGCAAGTACATCGACCTTTCAGGTCGTACTATTCTTGAGCCTTGCGGCGGAACCGGAGAGTTTATCAAAGGCTTTCATCGTATTGGTATTGAAGACAAGAACATCTTATCTTATGACATTGAGCCAAAGCATCCTCTTGTGAAGAAGGCAGACTATCTTGAAACTCAATTTGATAGGACTGATTTGGTTTCAATAACAAACCCGCCGTTCGGTAGGGCAAGTTCATTAGCAAAGAAGTTCTTTGAGCACGCAGCAGGTCATTGCGAATACATTTGCTATTTGATCCCAAAGTCTTGGAGAAAATGGTCAACCCAAAACAGTTTGAACAAGAATTTTCATCTTGTATCTGACATTGAGTTGCCAAAGAACTGCTTTTACAGATCAGACGATGAAGAAGAATCAAAGAAGGATGTTCTGAATACGGTCTTTCAGATTTGGAAGCGAGAAAAACATAAGCGTCCCAAGTTTAAGGTCAAAGACCACGGTTTGGTTTCTAAGATGCAGCCAAAGAAAAAAGAGGTTGCGGTATTCAGAAAGGTAACTGAAGAACTTTATCACGTTGTCGATGACCAGACAATAAAATTCGAGAAGGAAGTTTACGAAAAAGTTATGCAAAAGCGTCCCGACAAAATCACAGGCGCTAACTTTCAGATGATTGTCTTTGGACATTCGTGTGGTAAGTGTGAAGACTTAGATCCAAACCAAGAATATGAAGCAAAGACAACTACCATGTACTTTGATATCCCAAGACAAGACGTTAAAGAGGCAATGAAGGCTATTGACTTCTCAGTTCACTTTAACAATGTTGCGTATGTTCAGGCGCTTTCACTACAAGAAATCAACTATGAATTGAATAATTACTTTGGATTGCCAAGTTGAGTTTGGTGTTAACTTTCTCTGCTTGACAGCAGGTGATCCCTCGGTTAGATTATACACGTCACTGACACAACACAGGAGGACAGATGACTGACTACGACCACACCGCATTCGTTTCCATGCATGAGGGCATGGAGTGCGAGAACCCCTTTGACGAGGGGCTCGCTTGGGAGTGGGACGACGAGAGTGATTACGACGGAGACTGGTAATGTTTATGATCTATGGAGTCTCCGATTGTCCCTACTGCCTCAAAGCACAGGCGCTATGTATGGAAAAGGACGTTGACTACGCTTGGGTAATGATGGATTGGTCAAAGGATTATCGAGAGTGGCAAAAGGAACTCTTCAAATGGAAGACTTATCCAATCATTACAAAACTTACTTGGATTGGACCACCACATGACCCAGAATACATAGAAGATCTTGTCGGCGGATTTGACGAACTGTCAAAAGTTCTTTCTGCTGACGAGTAGCATAATTATTATGTGCAAGAACTCCACCCCGGCGACTTAGTAAAATGGATTGTTGATTATCGTGTGTTTGAGGCAGACGACGCAGGCGGCATCTACCCTGTGGATGCTGTCTGGGCAAAAGGAATCATCATAGAAGTCTCAAGCACAGATCCGCTAAATGTTGTTGTGATGAGAATAGACACCAAGTCGCACCAAATGTTACATATGATTCACGACGGCTTCGTCGTAATCAGCAAAGCCAAAGGAGATTAAATGGCCAAACGAATTGACGCAGGCTCTCTTGTTTGTATGAGCAGGAGAAACATCAAAGGACAAGGACTTGTCTTGGAGCGCGTAAAAGATGTTAACCTTTATGCAGAGTTCGATCTCGTAGATGCTTGGCATAAGTTGTATGACCGCAAGCATCCAGAGTATATGTTCCACGGAGATAATAACTTCAGTATTCTTTGGACTCTCCGATTGGACGCAACTCAAGGTATTCGAGAACAGATCCAGAAAAATAACCCAAGTGTAGAAGATGAACTAATCAAGCAGTTCTTTAGTTACAACACAGCCTATTCTTACCAGAAGTTTGGTGCGAAGATTACAAAACTAAAGACAGACTTCTCACTTATCAAGTGGCTCAAAGCACCTTCAGATTATGGGGACAAGCCTTGTAAGTGGCATGAGTTCAAACAAGTCTGGCATCCCACAAGTTTGATCAAAAACATTTGAGATTTCCCCTTGACGGCAGGCGATCCCCCGGTTAGATTACTGATGTAGGAGGAAGAATGTCGAACCCGCCGAAGGAATACGACTCGGATCTGCTGACCGAGCGCGTTATGAATTATCGAGGACGTAACGCGCGATACTTTAACCTCGCCCGCAAGGTTGCTCTCTGTTCAGAGCAGGAAGATTACAAGCACGGCGCTATTCTCGTAAAGGGTGGTTCTGTGCTCAACACAAGTTGCAACAAGAACCGACTGGTTTCGTTTGGTTCTCGCTTCTGTACGGAACATGACGGCATTGCGACGCTACACGCTGAACTTGGCGCAATCCTTGGGATTGACCGAAACATTACAGAAGGCGCAACGCTTTATGTTGCCCGCATTGGCAAGGACCACGGGTTCAGACTCTCAAAGCCGTGCCCTATGTGTACTGCTGCTATGAACCACGTTGGAATCAAGCGGGTCTATTGGACTATCGACAACCATAACTGCGGAATGGGAAGACCATAATGCGTAAATGCGGAAACTGCGGACAGCCGGGACACAACCGACGTACTTGCCC